ATGCAAAGACCAACGGGTGAGGGTATTTCAATTATACCCAAAGACTGGTTTATGATCTGGGATGCAGAAAAACCACCGACTTGCGACTATCTAATTCAAAGTTACGATACAGCATTTTTAAAAAGCGAACGAGCTGACTTTACAGCTATAACAACGTGGGGAGTTTTTTACCCCGAAGGTAAACTTGGAGAAGAAACATACCACGGAGATGACGCTCATCTAATTTTAATAGATTGCGTTAAAGAACGTTTTGATTTCCCTGAGCTAAAAGCAGAAGCGTTACGTTTATACGAATACTGGCAACCCGATACTATTATCATTGAAGCAAAAGCCAGTGGTATACCACTGGTACAAGAATTACGTAGAGTAGGTATACCTGTAAACACATTCTCTCCTGGAAAAGGACAAGATAAGATAGCTAGATTAAATTCAGTTTCACCTATTTTCCAAGACGGAAGGGTTTGGGTTCCTGATAACCGATGGGGAGAAGAACTTATGGATGAGGTTTCTGATTTCCCTAATGGAGAGAACGATGATTTAGTTGATGCAACAACGTTAGCTTTAGCACGTTTTAGAGAAGGAGGGTTCTTAACCCTTACAAGTGATTATTTTGATGACGAGGAACCTATTCGTTCAGAAATGGTTTATTATTAAGTGAAATCATACTATGATGTTTAACCATGGCTATTGAAAAACAACCATTACCTATGCGTTCTAGTTCTGAAGACCCAGTAGAACTAGAATTGATGCAACAACCCGAAGAAGAGACTGAACTTTTTGTTCAGCCTGACGGTTCTATTGTACGCGGAAGTGACATGGAAGAAGAGACGCCTTCTAAGTTTGGTGAAAATTTAGCAGAAACTATTGACGACCGTGAATTAAACACTATCGCATCAGAATTAATATCCTCATACGAAGACGATTTAGAATCAAGAGAAGATTGGTTCAAAACTTACAGCGAAGGATTAGATTTATTAGGTGTGAATTCAGATTCTAGGTCACAACCTTTTGTCGGAGCCTCTGGAGTTCATCACCCAATCCTCGCAGAAGCCGTTACACAGTTTCAAGCACAAGCATACAAAGAAATGTTACCAGCAGGTGGACCTGTTGATACCGAAGTTTTAGGAATGGCAGATAACGCTAAGACAGAAAAAGCGAATCGTGTTAAAAACTTCATGAATTACCAAATTACTTACAAAATGGAAGAATACGATCCTGAAATGGATCAGTTATTGTTTTACCTTCCGTTATCGGGGTCAGCTTTTAAGAAAGTTTACTACGATCCTGCTGTTGGACGTGCTGTAGCACGTTTTGTTAAGTCAGAACACCTAGTTGTTCCTTATTACGCAGTTGATTTACTTACTTCTCCACGTATTACTCATGTAATACACATGAACGAGAACGAATTACTTAAATTACAGCTTTCAGGGTTCTATGCAGAGATGGATATGACGTCTCCAGGAAATAATTCCGATACATCGTCAGTAGACGACAAGCTTGAAGAGTTACAAGGCTTAACTAGAACAATAAACGACGAAGAATACACTCTTTTAGAGATGCACGTCAATTTAGACCTTGAAGGTCACGAAGATGTAGGAGCCGACGGCGAAGAAACAGGGTTAGCCCTGCCATACATCGTAACTATCTGTAAAGACAACAGTAAAGTTATGGCTATTAGACCTAATTACAATGAAAACGACCCAATGCGTAAAAAGATTGAATATTTTACTCATTACAAGTTTCTTCCAGGATTAGGGTTCTACGGTTTCGGTTTAATTCATATGATGGGCGGTTTAACTAAATCGGTTACGTCTATTTTGCGTCAATTAATTGATGCAGGGACTTTATCTAACTTACCTGCAGGGTTTAAAGCAAGAGGCCTGAATATTCAGCGTCATGATGATCCGTTACAACCTGGAGAATGGAGAGATGTTGATGCTCCTGGTGGCAGACTTCAAGATGCGTTTTTACCCCTCCCCTACAAAGAACCAAGTGCTACATTAACAACCCTATTAGGAGCTTTAGTTGATTCAGGTAAAAGATTTGCAGCAACGGTAGAAGACCCAACAGGAGACGGCAATTCAGAAGCTCCCGTAGGAACAACAGTTGCATTAATGGAAAAAGGACAAAGAGTTATGTCTGCAATCCATAAAAGATTACATTACGCACAAAGAACAGAGTTTAAAATTTTAAAACGAGTATTTGGTGAGTTTTTACCACCAGAGTACCCATATCAGGTACAAGGGGCGTCTGAAAACGTATTTAAATCAGATTTCGATAGTTCTGTAGATGTTATACCTGTTTCTGACCCAAACATCTTCAGTATGACGCAAAGGATTACTTTAGCTCAAACACAGCTACAAATGGCACAATCGGCACCTCAATTACATAATTTACGCGAATCGTATCGTAAAATGTATATAGCTCTAAATATAAAAGATATAGACGCGTTACTTCCGCCTGAAAAAGAAATACCTCCACGTGATCCTATTAGTGAACAACAAGCGGTATTAACAGGCAATCCTATTAAGGCTTACGAGTTTCAAAACCATGAAGCGTATATAGCTGCTCATAGTGCTTTTTTACAAAACCCTATGGTGCAAAAGAATCCAGTAGCTTCGCAAGGAATTGGGGCAAACATACAAGAACATCAAGCGATGTTGTATAAACTTCAAATAGAACAAGCAATGGGTCAACCGTTACCGTCTTTAGAAGATGGACAGATGCCTCCTGAGATGATGAACGAAATAGCTTTGATGGCAGCACAAGCAACACAACAAGTTACAGGTCAAGCACAGGCGATGGCACAAGCTCAAGCAGCGGCACAACAAGACCCACAACGTCAAATGTTCGAAGCACAACTACAATTAGAAAAAGAACAGTTAATGCAAAAATCAGAAGATGATATGCGAGACGCAGAGATCACTATGACTAAAGCACAACTAGACGCACAAATTAAACGTGAAAAAATAGAGGCTGATTTAAGAGTACAAGATACTAAAGCTGCTATAGAATTACAAGAACTTGAGCAAAAAGCAAAAGCTGATGCTGAAAAGAACTACACCGAACTAGTAAAAACAGTTAGGGAAAGTAGAAAACAAAACGGAGATAAATAATGCGAGAGTATTACGACAATAGGCACGGAGATTATCCGTCACCTTCGAAAAAAGCAACTAGATCGGCTCCTAGTGATTCTGCTATGCAGGATTCAACTAGAACCGAATCAGTTAAAGCAGGTGAGTGTTTAGACAAGCCAGAAGAGGCTAAAGTCAAAGCAGCTTACGGGCAGACAAGAGGACTTCTTTGGTATCGTTCGATTAAGTAATTAATGGATTATATCTTAGCAACGGAGCACTTGCTTCGTAAATATCGTGAGAGAAAAGAAGCTCTTGCGCAAACGTTGGCTTCTGGCAGTATTGAGAATTTTGAACAATACCAAAGGATAGTCGGTGAAATAGCAGGATTGAGTTTCTCTGAACAAGAGATTCAATCCCTACATTCTAATATGGAGGATGCAAATGACTAATAAAGTCGAAAAGAAAGAAGTTCCAGATCGAGTTCTGAGAGAATTTGGCAGTGATGGTGTTCCCGCTCACGTAGTGGAAGCAGAAACAATCACTCCCGATAACTTAGAAGAACATGCAAATTCGTTACCACGTCCAACGGGGTATCGGATTTTAATATTGCCTTTCAGCCAGTCTTCAGTGACTAAAGGTGGAATTCATTTAGCTAAACAAACAGTTGATAAGGAAAGGTTATCAACAGTTGTTGGGTACGTTGTAGAGACGGGACCAGATGCCTATGGAGACACTAATAAGTTTCCAGATGGACCTTGGTGTAAGAAGGGTGATTGGGTTATTTTCGGTAGATACGCAGGAGCTCGTTTTCAAATAGAAGGTGGCGATATGCGTCTTTTAAATGACGATGAGATATTAGCGTTAATCGATGACCCAGAAGCAATTTTATCATAACAAACTTGAGGAGGACTCATGCAAGAACAAGAACAAGAGAAGATAGAACTAGAACTTCCTGAAGGGGAAGTAGACATACACGCAGCAGATGTAGACGATTCAATTAAAGACGAAGTAGTTGAAGAAGTACAAACAAGCGTAAAAGCTGAATTAGATGAAGTATCTGATGCAGTACAAAAACGTATAGATAAGTTAACCTATAAAATGCGAGAAGCAGAAAGACAGAGAGACGAAGCTGTTAATTATGCTCAAAGCGTTAATCAAACTAGTGTTGATTTAAAACAAAAGTTAAAGAATTCCGATTCTTCCCTTTTCAAAGAGTACGATAACAGAGTACAATCTGAAATAGAAGGAGCAAAAAGACTTTTAAAAGATGCTCAGGACTCAGGAGATAGTGATTTAGTTGTTGAAGCAACTACAGTGCTTTCACGAGCTAGTGCTGAAGCTGAAAATCTTAGAAGACTTTCTGCCCAACAACAGGTTAGAGAAAGAAATAAACCACAGGAAGTTCCCGTGGAATCTTATCAACCGACTTTACAGCCACAACAGGCTCCAGGACCAGATCCTAAAGCTGAACAATGGGCTGAAAAGAATACATGGTTTGGAGATGACCAAGCAATGACATTTGCAGCATTTGGAATACATAAAGAATTGGTAGAAGAAGGGATAGACCCAACTTCTGATAATTACTATGTTCAAGTGGACAATCGAATGGCTGAAAATTTCCCACACAAGTTTTCTAACGAGCAACCTGCCCCCGTGCAACAGGTCGCTGCTTCTAGCCGAGGTGCTAGTGGTAAAAAAACATCACGCAAAATCAAGTTGACACCAAGTCAAGTAGCAATAGCTAAAAGACTGAATGTTCCACTAGAAGACTACGCTAGACACGTAGAAGGAGTATAAAATGACAGAAGAAAATAAAACAGACGTCACCACTGATCGTAACTCACGATCTGCAGAGACACGAGACTCTCAAACTCGCAGAACGCCTTGGAAACCACCGTCTATGTTGGACGCACCACAAGCCCCTCCTGGATATCAATTCAGGTGGATCCGTGAAGCTACTAGAGGAGTAGATGATAAATCTAATATGTCTAAACGTATTAGAGAGGGATATG